TAGCTAAGTGGTATTGGTTCAGAAATCTCAGTAGAAGTTAATTATCCAGTGCGTATATTGTCGAACTCGACAACACGCCTATTTCCCACTGTTAACACTGCCGCTTCTGCTTGGAGTGTACCTGACGAGCGTTGGAAATTTGATATTGGTGCTAGAACCAATACGGCTGATTACGGAAATGTTCAGGGTAGACGTCGTGAGGCGGGCGTCGCAGTTACAGGCGAGTTCTTAGTTTTTGTTTCAGCAAGGTGGGCATAATGAAACTAACCCTCAATCTTTCCCCCGTCCGCAGTGACGAAGAAACCACCGCCGCGCTCGCAGGCACAGTGCTCACCGTCAACGGCACCGACTACGACCTATCGGAGCTACCCGACGGTGCGACCGCACAACACCCCGAACTCGGCACAGTAACGCGCAACGGCAGCGAGTACGAATGCACGATCCGACTAGGCCACGGCCCCAACGCTCCGCACGAAACACGGTTCCCCGCGTCCATTGTGCTGGAAAATCACTACGGGCCGATTGAGCTACCGCTATATGACGTAGTGCCCGAAGTTGAACAGGAGCCCACACAATGAGCTGGTTACAAGACGCCGAAGTAACGCTACCTAAAACCGACGCCGAACTACTCGCAGACGCCCAAGCGGCCAAGATCCGTGAGATCAACGACGCTTACACCGCCGAAGCCGAACCGTTAATCCGTGAATATCCAGAGGTCGAGCAGCAGTCGTGGACAGAGCAGAACCGTGAAGCCCGCGCTTACCTAGCGTGGTACGCTGACCCGCAAGGCGACGCCCCGGCAACGCCGGTGCTCGATAACATTCTGCTAGGTCGCAATGGCGAAGACGGCACCGAAACGCTGGCCGAGCTGTGCGAAGCGGTGGTGAATAAAGCCGGCCAGTTCACGCTCTTTCAGCAGTTGACGGGGAAGCGGCATCGGCTTGTTAAAGCAGTGCGTACTGCGACTACTGTAGAAGGCAAGAACGCTATCAATTGGTAAAGCAATTTAATCAGTAGCACATGCCGCGTAAGCGGTTTTTTTGTGCCTGTAAATCGAGGCCTTGATGACAATACTCGCAGAGATCCACAGCGGCCATGACCCCACGGTTTACCGCATCCCCTGCCTGGAAATCTCCTGTGCGGCGTGGAGCCAAACTATCCGCAACTGCCCTGGCTGGGACGATATTACCGTGACCCATGAAGACAGCCAGCAGGCCGTCTACATCGGTTCAGGGTTAGACATTGCCCTCCCATCCCGCAACGGCTCCGGCCAACAGCGGCTGGTGTTCGCGCTGGGGGGAGCCAATGCGGAAGCAGAAGATATGGTGGAGCAAGCCACGGAGGCGGGCGAGATTATCTACCTGACCCTTCGCATGTACGCCTCCGACGATCTCTCAGCACCGGCGCAGCGGCCTAAGAAAATGATCGTTGATACCCCAGAGTTTCTGCCCACCGGCGTGCTGCAGGTGCCGTGCACGTATCGGGATCTCCTCTCCCGACGCTTCCTTCAAGGGCGATTTACGGCAAACAAGTACCCCGGCGTCGCGCTGTTCTAACCCTAATTCTAAGGCATATCACCATGATCGAGCACTACCGTAGCGCCCGCTACCACGATGGCGGGCGCGGTGAGCGCGTGGGCGGCGTTCGCCTGTTCGATTGCTATGGACTGGTAAGGGCGGTACGTGCCGAGCAGTACGGCCTACCGCTTATGCCCGCGCTTGGCGATGTTCAGCCCCGCGATTCGCGCCAGGTGCATCGATCATCCAGCGCAGCAGTGCAGGGGCTGGCTCGGTGTCAGCCTCAGCCCGGCGCGATGGCGCTTTGCTGGCAAGGAAGCCTAGCCCGCCATTGCGGTGTGGTTGTTCCGGTCAATGATCGGCTTGGGGTGCTGGAGTGCGAGCGCGGTATTAACGTCCGCTGGCAGCCACTGAGGGCGTTCTGCCGTGATTATTCAACCGTGGAGTTCTATACGTGAGCGAGATCCGCGTTTATCCCTCAATCATCCGGGCCTGCCAAGGCGCGCCCACGCAGCCTATCGAAACGCACCAGGTGTCTACCGGCACGCTGGCATCGTGGCTGCTGGCCAACGTGCCCAGCTACGCCGATAACCCCGGATATAACCCGTGGGAAGTCGAGGTAGAGGGCGCACGTGGGATAGTCGTGCCGCCAGAAGATTACGCCGCCGTTGATCTGGCGAGCGCCAAGGTGGTGCACATCTACACCGCGCCTCAGGGTGGAGTTGTCAGCTCGGTATTTGATGCCGTCGTGGATCTCTTTCAGAGCGTGTTTAGCTGGCTGATGCCCGATATTCCCACGCCAAATGCTAATGGTCAGATTGCGGAAGGCGCGGAGATCAACGACCCCAGCGTGACGGTCAACCGGCCCAAGCTGAACGGCGTGATCAATCAGATTGCCGGACAAGCTAAGCTCGCGCCGTACTACCTTGCACCTCCTCACAGCTACTTCATCGACCCACGCTTGAAAGCCGTGGACATTCTGCTGTGCGTCGGCTGGGGTAGCTATGCGCTGCCCGCCTCGCAAATCCGCATCGGTGAAACGCCGATCAATGCGTTGGGTACAGATGTGAATTGGCAGGCATTCATGCCCGGGGAGGACATTAGCGGCCATCCTGCCCATGAACTCTGGTACACCGCGCCCGAGGTCGGCGCGGCAGGCAACGGTCAAGCGGGCCTAAAACTCAAAAGCACCGTCGATATTACCCAGCAGCTCGCCGCGTCTTATATCGATGTGAGTGGTAGCACCATCACGGTGCCCGCCACTGCTGAGATCCCCTCCGACTGGGAAGTCGACCTACTGCTGAATGTGCGGCTGCAACGTCAGCTGGTGGCCACCGCGCCCACCAGTCCAGACGTTCGCGCAGTATTCACCGGCGCGTTTGATGACCTTGGCTTGTCCGTAGGTGACAGCATCACGATCACAGACAGCGCGCTGGCGGGGGAGTACGTCGTTCACAGCGTGACCGCCGATGAATTGACGCTCAGCTACCCGGATCTATCGCCCGTTACCGGCCCGACGTCAGGCACCTACCTAGCGTCTGTGGATAGGCTGGGGGCGCGTTACCGTATCGTGGGGGTGAGTGGCCTCTCCATCACAGTCGAGAAGCTCCTGGCCAACGGCAGCCCCGATACAGGTTGGCTCGGGTGGAGCAGTGCCCGTTACCGCAATAACTGGCGCATCACCGTCGACGACATCTACGCAGAGGGGGAGTGGCTCGGCCCGTTCAATGCGCAGAAGAACGGCACGCTAGTGAACCGTATCCAGGCCGTGGTGTTGATGCCACGCGGTTTAGGGCGAAGCAACGACAACGGCGATGTAGAAGGGCGTACGTTCAACATTGAGCTGCAGTGGCGAGAGATCGGTGCCACAGAGTGGGTGCCGGAAATGCTGACCGTGAGCAACGCGACCCGCGACCAGCTCGGCTTCATGATCGACGTGACCCTACCGAGCGCCCTGGCGGTTGAGTGTCGCTTACGCCGCATTGAGCCAGAAAATAACGATGTTCGCGTTTTCGATGAGATGCAGTGGACGCAGTTGAGCTCACGCCTCAACGTCTCTCCCACACACTACGAAAACATCACGGTGCTGGCCATGACCATCGTGGGAAGTGATGCGATTGCAGGCCAAAGTGAAAACCGCGTGACCTGCGTACCCACTAGCATCCTGCCCACCATGGAGGGCACCACCCAGCCCACGCGAGCCATTGCCGACTGGGTGCGCAACGCCGCCAACCAGGTGGGCATCACTGACGACGACATCGACATGGACGAGCTGCAGCGTTTGCATGAAACGTGGGTGGCGCGGGGAGATACGTTCGACTTCAACCATGACTCTGACGACACCGTAAAAGCGGTGCTGCAGCGGGCACTCAAAGCGGGGTTTGCAGAGCTGACATGGGACGATGTGCTGGTGCCCGTGCGCGACGAACCCCGCACCCAGCTAGAGCAGATGTACAGCCCGCAAAACATGCGCGCCGATGCGCTGCTATCCAAGTCCGTGCGAGCAATCCGGCCCGACGATTACGACGCCGTGGACGTGGAGTATCGAAGTGGCGAAACCGGCACCGTAGAAACCATCGAATGCCGCCTCTCGACTGCACCCGCAGAGCGGGTGGAGACTATCCGCATCGAGGGGGTGAACGACGCAACCCGGGCATGGCGGCATGGTATGCGGCGCTTAATGTGGCATCGACACGTGCGTAAAGGCTACACCTGGGGCACGCCCACTGACGCACTCAACAGCAGGTTGGGTAGCTGCTGCCCAGTGGTGGGGCCTATTCCTAGCCGGGCACAATCCGCGCTTATCGAGCAAGTAGTGGTCAATGCTGACGGCGTTAACTTGCTAGTGGATCAACCGCTGAACTGGTCCGAGATCGAGGAGCACGTCATCTACTGGCGAAAACCCGACGGCGTGGCGGCTGGCCCGTACACGGCCACGCGTGGAGAGAATGATTACCACGTCATCGCCGCCATGGGCAGCGATCCGGTGCCGGAAGTAGACCCGCAGAAAGAGCCGCCGCATTTGCTGTTTGGACAGGTGGATCGGGTGATCGTTAAGAGCATCTCGCCAAGTGGCATGAGCTCAGTGACGGTGGAGGCTGAGGGTTACGACGAGCGATTGTATCAGTATGACGATGCAGTGCCTTAATGGAGGTGGTCGCATTTTGGTCGCAGACTGCCTGCGACCAATGCGCTGTGTGT